AAAGAATCAAGTATTTTATCATAGTCTATAAGTTGTGCAGGGTCATCTAAGTACTCCCAGTTACCAAATAAAAGCCTCTCCTTTGATACACTATCCAAAGTTAGTAAGTTCTCTTTGTAATGCTTAGAGATAAAAGGGTTATCATCTATCAGGGAAGTAATAAATTTTTTATTCTTAGATATTGTGCCTTCTTGTTCTGGTTTGTAGAACTCCGAGTAGGTCCAGTTCTTTGCTGGGTTACAAGTGTAAAGAATCTTAGGCACTAAATCGTTTTGGTCTAATTGAAATCTTATCCTTGATTTGATAATATTTCTAGCCTTATCATCTACTTGATTAGCCTCATCAATAAACGCATCGGTAATTTCTAATGAACCTAATTCATCAAAGTTAGGGTCGGAAGGATAAGAGTAAAGGTCTTTGAGTAGGATAGTAGAACCATTGGGAAATTCTATTTGGCTTGTTTGTCCGTTAAACTTATAATGCTTGTTGGCTTCTAATCCTTGCATTTTAGCTATCTGAAAAAACGAGACTAAGGTAGTTTCTTTTAGGGTTTTTAATACGGCTCTACCAATTAGTCCTCTTGTATTGGGATATTTTAATCTTTGTTTAAGCTGCCAGTAGCAACCTAAAGCAGTCTTACCACCTCCTGCTCCTCCTCCAAATAGAATCTCATTTGTTGTTTTATCTTCTAATAGGTCTAAAGCAGTTGTTTGTTTTATTGATAGTTCCATAATTGATATTCGTAGTATTCGTAGTAGTCGTAGTAGTCGTAGTAAGTACGAGTGCTACGAGTAGTACGAGGCTATATACTTCCTTTCTTTTCTACATAGGTTTTCTTTTCCTCCCAATTTATTTGTAGCCCTCCACTAAGTTCTATTTCGTTTGTTTGTTTTGCTCTACCTTCTAGTCTATCAAGAATTTCCTGATAAGCCTTTAAATCCCCTTTAAATGCCTTTTGCAGTACCATCATATCTAATTGCTCTGCCACAGTAAACTCCTCTTTCTCTCCTGTAATTGGGTTGGTCTTTACTTGTACCAATTCAAGCAATCTTAACAATCTAGTTTTGCTATTCGGTATTCCTTTAGGTCTGCCATTAGGGTTTGCAACCTCCCCTTTCTTAAATGGGGTTAAATTTTGTTCATTTGCCATAATCTCACTATTATTTCACTATTCTTACAAAGTTACTCCACAATTAGGACAAGTCTTGCCACCTTTAGTATTGTCCTTTGGTTCATCTATATCGTTATTAGCAAAAGCTGGTATATCTAATCCCCAGTTATCTAAGTCTTGAATACTCCATTCGTTTGCTAATAGGTCAAAATCCCAATCGCCTGTGCTAACATTATCACGAACAATAAATTGTTTCTTTTGTTCTTCGGTTAAGTTGTTAGCGTGAATAACTGGTACATCGGTAAGTCCTGCCTCTATACAAGCACGATACCTTTGATTGCCACCTAAAATGATATTGTTTTCATCAATTACAATAGGTCTTAAATTTAACATCTCTGGGAACTCTCGTATTGACTTAACTAACAATTTGAATTTAGCATCTCGGCAAATTCTAGGATTGTTTGGGTTGGGTATAATTTCTTGTATTAGCATCTGCCTTGTCGGTTATAAGGTTTAGTAGGTTTGTCTTTAGGACCATTTGTCTTTTTGTACTTGCCACACTTTCTTTTGCCAAAGCTGGTTTTACCACTATTTGTTAATTTCGCCATACTTTTCGTTTATTTCGTTTAACTCGGTTCTAGTCCATTTCTTTATAAGTCTTGACTGACTTTCTAAATGTAATACCATTCTTTCTCCTATCTTATCTATTAGGTTTTTTCGGTAGCCTATTAGGTGGAATTGGTCAAATCCATTACAAGCCTTGCACTCTCCGTTTACATTATATTCATCAAATCTTAAAGCTGAACTATTCTTGACAGGCACATAATGACCTGCATCCATTTGGGAGGTATCTTTAGTAGAGCCACACGATATGCAAGTAAAGTAACCATTTTGACTATCTCTTTGTCGTATATAACGATTAAAAATTGTTTGTGTCTTTCCTGTAAGTTTTGGAATGGTTTGTAATGCCATAGCACAAAATTAGATTATTTCTTAATACGGAACGCTATTTGTCTATTTTGGTACTCAAATCTTTTTTTCTTGACTGGGTTAAGACTTTCCTTTATTTGATATTCATTTATTCCTGTTACTCTTTTTGCGTAGGCTACTGACTTAAACTCTATTTCCTCTTTTGTATCTATAAATATCAATCTTATAGGCATTGCGTTCTCGTGTCCTTTTATCTTACTCATATAGTTCTTTAAGTTCAACATAAATCATAATAGTACAATAAACACATAGGAATACTGGTACTGATATAAAAAAGAATTTAATCATTGCTAAAGTTTCTTTCATTTGTCTTTATTTAATGGTGCGTTAATCATTTCGTAAATTATCCAAATCCAAAGGATAATAAATACTATTATAGTTTCTATCATAGTTCGTTGTCGTAATAAAGTTTAAGTGAATATTTTTTGCATTGTTGTCTCATAGTTTCCTCATCGACTAACATATCCTCTGGCTTCTTAGCTTGTGCCAAATGATAGGCTTTAACTTTAGATTTTATGTACTCAGCTTTATCAGGGGTTATCTTTAGCAACTTTCGTTTCCATAGATAGTCAAAGCATTGATAGTTTAGGAATCGCCAGTCTTTTTTAGATGTTTTCCAGTACTCGGCTTCCTCTCGCATTACTTGTTCTTCATCTACTTGCATTTCTATTTGTTTAGGTTGTTCTGGTTCTATTTTGTTTCTTACTTGTACTGCTATCTTCTTATAGGCATTCATTACTTCCCCAATTAACTTAGGGCTAAAGTTTATATGATTGCTAATAGTAAACTTATCCTCTGCAAACATCTTAAATGCTACTCCCAGTTCTTTTAGTTTGTATTGTCCGTAAGATTCTATTGTAAAGGAAACGCATAGATTAAATATTTGATTTGTTGGCACTTGCATACCACTCAAAGCAATACAAGTCTTTAGATGCTCTGTTACTTCTATTCTTGAGCATTTGCCTATGTGCATAGATTCCATTGCCTTATAAACCTTCAATTCATCCTTATCCAAGATTTTTAAGTCGTTCCCATTCAAGTTCTGCGTAGCTAAGTTTTGTACTAATAGTTCGTTCAATAATTTCATCGTTGAAAGATTTGTTGTTTAGATAGGTTGTAGGATGTTTACGGAATTGTTTATCAGGAGTTGATTGAGCATATACTGGTGCGTGTTGTAAAGCTAAAGCCTTTTCCTCTTGATTTAAAGTTTTCCAAGCCTTTTCTGCTTTATCCCTAGATTTCTTATAATCGTATAAATCCCAAAATTCCTCAAACTGAGTATCTACAATTTTAACTTTATTTATATTTCTATTTACATCTTCATTTTCATCTTCCATATGGGAGGTCATATGACCTATCGTATGTTGGTTAAGTCCTTTAATATTATTCCTTCTTGACTGAGTAAAAGACATTCTTTTATCTTTTTCTTGGTCTAAACGGATATTATACCATAAACCTTGCTCATCTTGAACAAATTTGCACTTAATAGATTCCCATAGTTGACCTACAAGTTGACCTATCATATGTGAGGTCATATGACCTCTATTAAATTGTAACATTAAAATTTCTATGTATGCACCTTTTTCCTCAAAGGTCATACCCATAGTACCACCTATGTAATCATTGGGGTAAAATAAAAAAGCAGGGTCTTTAGCCATAAAATAAAAAAGCCCTCGGAATTGCTGGTAGTACGAGTACCAACGCATCTTTGGGCAAAATCTTTATTGATGAAATCTCGTACATTTCTTTGCAAATTTAATTAAAATAATTTAATTATATTATTATTTCTCATTTCATTTATTGGTAATAATAATTCTTCATAACCAGATATAGATTCACCAATATATTCGTGACAATACGATGCTCTTTCTAATCTATTTCTTGCAGATTTATCTGTATCTTCTTTTATTGTCCTAGACTTACCATTATTAGTTGTTCCTCTCCATAGTAGGCTTTTGTTAAAATATTCTCCTAATGCTGGGTTTACTGTTTTTATAAAACATAATCCTTCTTGATTTTTTATTAATGCTCCACAAAATTCAGATAACTTTACACCTAATCCCAAACCTTGAAAGTCTGGAATAATAACTATTCTACTAATAGCAAAACCATTTGGGCATCCTTTTCTTGGTTGATTTATGATTGCAACTATTCCAATTGGTTTATCATTCCATTCAAACAATAAGAATTTACAGCTTTTATTTACTTCTTCAGTTAAATAATGATGTTTTTTGAAGAAGTCCCAAGTTTCAGATTCAACCCTACTAATTTGTAATGAAATTTGTGGTCTGCCTTGCCGAAGCCATTCGCCTCTTTCGAGTACGCCTCCTTTTTGTGGTGAACAAGTCCAATCTGGCATTAACCATTCTAAAATATCATAATGACAAGATGCAAGTATTATTCTTTTATTTTCTCTACGAATATACTTTTGTAATGCAAAACTCATAGCTTTTGCAACATCTCTATCAACAACAGAAGTATATTCATCAATTAAAATAACTTCTTCTTCTTTAGCAGAAGATACTAAATAAGCTAATGTTGCTCTATATTGTTCTCCATTACTTAATGTGTAAAATGGACGTAACCAAGTTGGTACTGAACTTAAACCCATAGATGTTAAAACTAATGTTGCTTCTTTTGGTTCAAGCCAATTAAAATTACTAATAAGTGGTTTTTCTGTATCAAATATTACTTTTTTTACATCGCCCATTTTTTTTAATATAGTAGTTTTACCACTACCACTTCCACCTAGAATAACACCAATATTCCATTTAAAGTTTTTTGCTTCTCCTAAATTCATATTAATATTAACAGAAGTTTCTTCTTTATTCTGAATATCAAATGCATCATATACATATTGTGTATATTTATCATTTATAATTTTTGATTTTAATTCAATTTTAGCCATAAAATAAAAAGGCTCTAGGCATTCCCCCCAGTAGGATTAGGGGTTCAGCTTCGAGCCAATAAGTTTAAAATTAGGTATCCTACACCTATTGCAAATATAATCTATTTTAACGAATATTGAGCAATCTGCTTCTTGTTCTCTAGCTTGATTGTTTTTGTTACAATATTCATTCCTTCATTCCTTAAATCGTTTATTCGTGATGCTAATCTAAAGCATCCAAATTTGTTTAAGGCATCAAGGGTAGTTAGCTTCTTACCTTTGTTTAGGTAGTCTGCTATTTGTTTGTTTTGGCTCATAGTTTTTGTTTTTAGATAGTTATTAAATACGGCTAAAAAGGAAGGTCATCCTCGCTTTCTTGTTGGTTTACTGGAGATGCATACTCCATTTTAGTTTCGGCTTTAGGTTTGTAGGTATTTTCTACGATTTGATAATCAGGATGCTTTACCTCCTTCTTAAAATCGTTTACATACATATCATACTTTTTGCCATCAATAGTAAAATTAATTACTTGTTTACCTGTTTTGGTCTTGTTTGTCCAAGCACCGATTTTTTCTGCTTTTTCCATTTTTATTTGTTTTGTTTATTAATTTGTTCTTCTTCTATTTGGTTTTCTGCATCTATATCCTTTTGTATTTCTTCTTCATCCTCATCCTCCCAGTCGCAATGTTCCATACATTCAGGACAGATGCCTATTTCATCCATATCGGTTTCTGCTCCGCAGCAAGTACTAATCGGCATAGTTTTCGTAGTTTTCAGTCCAATCATTCATTCTTGAGAATGGCTTAGGCTGGGTTAATAATGGGGTTGATGGGTAATTTTTAGTCTTGTATTCCTTTAGGTTTTGTTTTGCCTTTTTAAGTTCCTGATAAGTTTCATTTATCCAAAACTTATGACAAGCACTATGTTTCCATTCCCAATAAGAAACCAAGTCTCTTAGTTTTATTAGTTTTTGGTCAATCATAGTTTAGATTTTTTGCTAGTGAATAATGCAGTAATTCCGTCATTCATTAAATCTTTATTTAAAGTATGAAGTTTAGCTAATTCGTTTAAGTTTTCGCACATATCAATAGCTAATGTTAGGTCCAGTATTGACTTGTGTTTCTTAATAAATACTGAAGCAGTTTTCTCTCCAGAGGCATCGGTATCTTTATCAGTTACTAACCCTAAGGCAGCACTTAAAGCATATCTCCTGTAATAAGTAATACCACTTCCGAATGATTGATACTCATTCATACCCCTAAGAGTAATTTGGGGAATCGTTGCATTTGATTCAATTGCCTCGCCACTAATAGTGTGAAAGATAATTGTCTTTAATCCATCCTCAATAAGAAGCTGGGTAAATCCTAGATTGTGTTTCTTGAGTATCGGATTGATTACTTCAAGAATTGTAGGAAAGTCGGCATAGGTGTAATTATGACCTGTTGTTGCCTTGTGAATTACAGGGCAGTCTTGCTGAAAAGCAGATAAAGCCTTGTAAATGTTGATAAGTGAGTTTGTTTGTAAGTTAATCATACTATGGTTTTTTGGTAAATAATAATTAAAAATAAGACTATTTTGTGAATAACAAAAATTTATATTAATCTTTTTATTTCGTTTAATTCATCCTTTAAATCCGTATCGTAATGCAAGTCTAAGGTGTTTTGTATTGTCTTTAAAGAGTGGATAATTGTAGTGTGGTCTCTGCCTACCATATCTGCAATTGCCTTTAATGTTAAAGTTGTGTTATTTTTTATACAATACATTGCTATAAATCTAGCCTTAACAAAATGCCTTTTACGGCTTTTGCCTTTGATGTCCTTAGGTAGTATCTTGTAATATTCTGCAATCTTATCTATAATTGTTTCAGAATACCTTATCATTTCCTTCGTTGTCAGTCTGCTCTCCTTTTGACTTGGTATTGACCAGTAGTTCATTCTTTTCTATTTTAAGTTTAATAATTTGGTTTCTTAACATCTCATTCTCTACCTCAAGAATGTATATTTCTCTTTGCAATTGGAACTTGCTATTGTCTATGTAACTCATATTTAAAAGTGTAAAAGGTTTATAGG